TCAACCATTTTCTGCCGCAGGGAAGCAGGACGGAAAAAACGATGCTCGACACCTCGCCCCAGCTTTCCTTGAACTTGTCGCCAACGGAGCCCCCGAATGGCTGTTCGGAGAGCAAGTTGCCAGCGCGCTTGTGTTCGGAAAGGTTGCAAGCAAGTCTCGAAAGGCACCTCCGCGAGAGCCCGCATATTCGTGGCTCGATGATCTATTCGCTTCGCTGGAAGCCGCACACTACGCCTGCGGGGCGAGCGATCTCCCGGCTGCGGGCGTCGGGGCGCCGCACATCCGCCAGCGATGTTTTTTCGGGGCGGTCAGGCTGGGCCACTCCGACGACGCGAGACCACAGGGACGGGATCGAGTGCATGGCGGTGCCGGTCAACGCGCTGCTGGGGCGGAAGGTGTGGTTGGCTGGATGGCCGAAGCCGCTCGCCAACGACGCGCAGGGCTCGACCTATTGCTACAGGAAGAAAAACCCGGACGGGACGCAGGAGATTTACCTCAAGTTGCCCGGCGTGGCGAAGTTTGCCGGCCCCATGCGTCTCACGGCGGATGGGCGGATGCTGACTGGCTCGGATGCCGGGATGACAAGTGGCGGCCGGTTGAACCCGGCTCATTCCCGCTGGCTCATGGGATACCCGCCCGCGTGGGACGACTGCGCGGCTACGGCAATGCCATCGTCCCGAAAGTCGCGGCGGCGTTCGTAAAGGCATTCCGCGCGGCGGTCGCGGAGGCGATGCCATGACCATCGCCCCCGCCCTTCGCACCATCACCTCGGCCGACGAACTCGACGGCTATCTTCGCCAACGCTTGCGCCCGATTGGCGGGGCGGAACCCCAGCCGCTCACGAATGACGAGGTGAGGGCGGTGGCGGAATTGCGGAACAGGTTTGCGGCGAAGGCGAAGCGGAATGGTGGCATTTGAGATCATCGTCGCTGACCCGCCGTGGCGCTTCGCATCGAACAGCGAGGCAAAGCCTGAGGCGCTACCAGACAGGATTGACGAGGTGTGGCCAGACGCAACGAAAGCTGAGCTTTTCGCGCGCCGCGTTCGGCCGGGTTGGTATTGCTGGGGAAATGAATTGCCGGCGGAAACTTCCTGACAATGGACCGCGAAGGCCCCATTCACCGCGCCTGTTTGCAATACCTTCGCCTCCGCCTGCCGGGGGCGATTATCCACCATTCGCCGAATTCGCTTAGCCTGAAAGGGTCGGAAATCGCCCGCCAGATAGCGAAAGCGAAATTCAACGGGATGGTGGTGGGATTTCCTGATTTGCTGGTGTGCTTTAACGAACGGACGCTATTTGTCGAGGTAAAGGCGGGCAGCAACGGGCTAACGCCGGAGCAAAAGCAATTCCGCGACGCGGCGAAAGAGAACGGAATGCACTTCGTCGTCGTTCGGTCGGTGGATGAATTGGCGGCGGCGGTTGAGGAATGGGTGAATGGCTGAATTCTACAAATTCCACATCGGCGATTGGAACGTCGGAACGGACGATCTCACGCTTGAACAGGAGGCCGCCTTGCTTCGGGTGGTCAACGCCACCCGCCTCTACGACCAGCCCATCAAACACAACCTCTTCGTCCTCGCCGGGCTCTGGCGGTGCAACGAGCGGAAGGCAAAGCGGCTCCTGGAGGAGCTTGTTGCGGCCGGAAAGGTGACCGTCGAGGGCGGCGAAATCGTCAACAGACGGGCCGTCGATGACGCGTCGACTCTCCGTCGACTTCGCGTCGACCGCGCGTCGGCGGGCAGTCGGGGAGGAGTCGAAAGCGCAAAGTCTAGGGCTAAGGCGCGGGAAAATAACGATACGTCTCAAACAAGTGCTTCAACCAGAGAAGAGAAGAGAAGAGAAGAGAAGAAAGAAGATGGTGATGACGCGAGCGCGCGAGGCGACGAGCCAACCTTCCGGGAACGCATCCTCGCCGCCCTCGGCGCCGACCCCGTATCCGGCCTGACCGGGCACGGCGGGACCATGCTTGGCAACCAAGCCGACATGGCCGAGGCGGTCAGGTGGCAAGGGCTTGGCCTGACCGAAGAACAAATCCTCGCTGAATTGAAATCCGTCATGGCGAAAAAGCGCGACGGCCCGCCAAAAGGGTTTCGCTATTTCTCCGGCGCGATGCAAAGGCTCGCCGGGGAATTGCAGAGGCCGGCGCTTAATCCGCAATTCGATGAAAAGCCGCGAAAGGTGAACGATGGAACGAAACGACTGGAAGCGGCAATGCGAGCCGCAGACCGCTGGGAAGCCGAACGTGCAGAAGCCGAAAGCCCATTGGATAGTCGGGCGAATCGAAACCCTGCTATCGCATTTCTACCAACCCGGCGGGGATGACCGCGTGACCGAAGGCGCAATGCGGGATTGGCTTGACGCTCTCGACGGCTTCGATGCGTTCCAAATCGACATGGCTTGCCGGGGATACCTGAAGGACGAGCCGTCCCGCCGCCCGACGCCCGCCGCGATCCGCAAGCGCGCGATGGACATTCGCGGGGAACAGATGGCACGGGAACGCGCCGCCCTGCCACCGCCGCCGCCCGAGCCGCCGCTCTACCGCACCGACGCCGAGGTGGCCGAGCGCAAGGCGATGGCTGAACGCATCATCGCCGAGGTGTTCGGCAAGGACAGCCCGTTCACGGCCAAGTCCACGCCCGCCGTCAAACCCGACGCCGCCCCGGCATTCCGCTACGCCGGGGCCAAGCCCTCGCCGGAACTGATCGACAGCCCGCTCGCGCAGGCCGCGCGGGCATCGGCGGCGAGGATGGCTGCGGAGAAGGCCCCGCAGAGCCACGGAGAGGCACCCTACAGCCCCGAGGCGGGGTTTTAGGTATGTCGGGATGGTCGAGACAGGGAAGGGCAATTCAAAGCGATTTGGATGAGGGTAGGAATGATACAGGCCGTTAATCGCCAGAAAGGCCCGCCGCGCGCCTTGGCCGCCTGCGACGAGTGTCAGCGCGAGGAAACCATCACCTGCGATTACGAGCGCCAACCGGACGGCTCGTGGACGCTGAACCGGGGGCAGGCTCTCAGCAAGCTCACCGCCCACGGATGGACCGAAATCAAGCGGGTGCTTCGGTGCCCATCATGCGAAGCCAAGCGAAAGGTCGTCACGCCGATGAAAGAGCCGAAAGTGGAAGAACGCACCGCCACCCGCGAACAGCGCCGCGCCATCGTGGACATGCTCGGCGAAGTCTACGACACCGCCGCCGAACGCTATCGCGCCAACGACACCGACCAAACCGTGGCCGACGTTCTCGGGGTGATGCCCGGATGGGTCGCGCAACTCCGCGAGGAATTCTTCGGCCCGGCCGGAACAAACGAAACAATCGACAGCCTCGCCGCCGAAATCCACGAATGGCGCGAAAAGGCGAAAGGGCACATGGCCAATGCCGAAAAGGCAATCGCCGAATTGAAAGCCCTCGACGCCAAAATCGGAGAATGGCAGGCGGAACTCATTCGCATCCGCACCGCCGTGGGGCCGCACGTGCGCGCAAAGGCAGGGGTCAAGGGCTGATGGGCAAAGGTGACCGCAAGCGGGGGCGCCCGCCGAAGCCCGCGACCGAAACCCGCTACCCGTCCGGGCGCCTCACGCCCAAGGCCAGCGCGGCCCGGCGCGAGGCCCAGACCATCGCCCAAGACGCCCGGCAAACCGTCTGGCAAGCCCGCGCCCGGCATCGCGGCAGGACCAAGCGCGAACCGGTCACGAAGCAGGAGGTCGAGACGATGCAGCTTAACCATCGGGGCGACATCCTCGGAGACTGGCACGCGGACGGGCACATCACCGCCGAGGAACTGACCGCCGGGCGGGCGTTCGGTATCCTCGTCGGGGATTACCGCAAGTCCCACGGCTACCCGTCTGGCGCCACCCGGAGCCGCTACGGCGAGCCCACAGGGGGCTCCGGCGCAGAAGTGGACCCAGCCAAGCTGCGGGCGCTCGCGGGGCGCTACAGCGCGGCCCAACAGGCTCTGCAACGCTGCGGCGCCGAGGTCTCGCACGCTACCATCGCAGTCTGCGTTGAGGACGAGCCGGGGCGGCTGGCGTTGGTGAAGGCGGGGATCGCGGCGCTGGTGGCCAGCCAAGCCGAAATGGCTGAAGCGTTGGGCTATGGTGCAGGCCAGCGCATCGGCGAGATTGAGCGCGGCGAGCGCGAAATGGGCAGGAGCGCGCAGTTCCTGCTCAGGGCGTATCTTGAAGGCTACGAACCAAAGAAGGACTAAGCCCATGCCGCTCTACGATTTTCGGTTTGCCGTGGTGCCCGGAACCCAGATTGTCGAAGTTTCCTACAAGGACAAAAACGACGGCGACGAGACGTTCGTTGAAAGGTATTGGTGCGATCCGAAGACGGGCTTCGTGCATTGGGTGTCGCCCAAAAGCACGTCATCCCGTCTGGTGACCGAAGATTTCGACGTAGTAAGGGCGATGCGCATTCCGAAAAAGGCGTTGGGCAACCCAGACGATTTGGCGGAGGAAATCCGCCAGCGGTGGTATCTCCGGGACGACCTGCACTGGCAACCCGAGGACGCCGCCATTGCCGCCGCATACCGCAAAGCGCGGATCGGCGGCACTTGACGCGAATTAACTGCACTGGCAGTATAATGCGTGAGCCCGTCGCGCCCCCCACGCGGCGGGTTTCTGATTTGGGAGCGCCGCGCATGGGCACCGCCAACTTTACCATCGGTGAATACGGCAAATTCGGCGGCAACATCGGCCGCGGGAATATCCAGTCGACCAAGATTCGCACCAGCGGCGCGCACACCACCACGACATCGGCTAGCTTCTTGGAGGCCAGCGCCGTTGACGTGATCGCCCGCGCCGGGGAAATCGTGCGGATCACCGCGTCCGAAGATATGTGGGTCGCTTTCGGCGGCACTGCTGCGACCGTCGGCGCCGAGCATTTCGTCGGGGCTGGCGATACGCTCATTCTTGAAGTGTTCGCGGACGGGAAAATCTCCGCTATCGACGTGGCGTAATGAGCGCGCGGGGAAACCCTAACCCCAACAGAATTGACAATTTGACCGGCAAAGGAAAAGGCCGGCCAAAAGGGGTAGGGAATAAGGTCCCCGGCATTCTCAAAGAGGCCGCAATTATTGCCGCGCAAAAGGCTGGCGAGAAAATGGGCGGGCGCCGCTCGGTTGCTGCCTATCTTGCATGGGTCGCGGAAAATGAACCGCAAGCATTTATGCAATTCCTCGGCAAGCTCATTCCTCAAAAAGTCGAGGGAACAGGCGAAAGCGGGGAACATGTCGTCCAATTCCAATTTGAGCGGGTCATAGTTGGCGCGACGATTGACGCTCAGGACGAGCGCGGCGCTATTCCCGCTCTTGAAGCCGAGCCGATACAAGGGGGCTTGGGGCGGCCGGGGCTCGGGGAAATCGCATTTCTTCGCGGAGACGCTGATTGAGCGCCACGCATTAAAGCGGGGTTGCGCCAGCGTTTGCATTCGCGAAGTTCAGAAAACGCTAAAGGACAGCGCAAAGCGGCTAATTGAAACCAAGCTCGAGAAATTCGGGCTTGGCGAACAGCACGGCTTTAAGGTTTATGCTGACCGGATTAAAACCCCGGGCGATGGAATAATCATATTCCAAGGCATGGCCGATCACACGGCCGAGTCGATTAAATCGCTGGAAGGCTTTGACACCGCGTGGGCGGAAGAAGCCCAAACGATTAGCGCCCGCAGCTTGGAGCTCCTGCGCCCGACGATCCGGGCGCCCGGATCGGAGCTTTGGTTCTCTTGGAACCCACGCCGCCCCGAGGACCCCGTGGACCGCATGTTCCGGGGGCCTGCGGTCCCGACCGGCTCGACCATCGTCCGGTGCAACTGGTCGGATAACCCGTGGTTCCCACCCGAGCTCGAGCAGGAGCGCAAGGATTGCCTCGCGCACGACCCTGACCGCTATCCCCACATCTGGGAAGGCGGCTACGTCCGGGCGTTTGAAGGCGCCTACTACGCCAAGGCGCTCGAGGAAGCGGAGCAGCAAGGGCGCATCGGCGGGGCGGCGGCTGACCCCATACTGCCGCTCCGGTGCTATTGGGACATTGGCGGCACGAGCGCCAAGTCGGACGCCACGGCGATCTGGGTCTGCCAATTCGTGGCAGACCAAATCCGGGTGTTGGACTATTACGAAGCGGTTGGCCAACCGTTCAGCGAGCATATCGGTTGGCTTCGCCGCAACGGCTACGGCGAGGCGAACCAAATCCTGCCGCACGACGGCGCGGCGCACGACAAGGTGTTCCGGGTGACCCCGCGCGGCATGTTGGACGAATCGGGCTTCCCCGTTGAGGTCATCCCGAACGGCGGCGAGGGCGCGGTCTACCACAGGATCGACACGGTTCGCCGCGTCCTGCCGCGTTGCGTGTTTCATCGGGAGCGGACGGCGCCGGGCCGCGACGCTCTCGGCTGGTATCACGCCAAGCGCGACGCAGAGCGGCGGTTGGACCTTGGTCCGGTGCATGACTGGTCGAGCCACGGCGCGGATGCCTTCGGGCTCATGGCGGTGGATTGGCAGGAGCGGGCGGGCTTGCGGGTGGATGATTGGGGCAAGCCTCTCCGGCGGAACATCCGAGGGATAGCATGAACGCGATGGGGATGCGGCAGATGCTGGATGACGGCATCGTGGTTGATTGCCGCGCCCGCCGTTCTGGCCCGGTGGCGAAGAAGCACGTTCACGCGGTTGTCGGCGCCGTGGTGGCAACCCGGCAAGACGGCCAGCCCCGCCGGGTCGAGACCAAGGCGGGGCCGATTGGCGTTTATCCGTATGCCGGCAACGACATCGGGTTTGATGCTTGGTGGAGATTGCCGGAATGACGTGGATCAACCCGCTCTCCAAGCCGGCCAGCGCTGGGCCGCGCGACAGGCGGGTCGGTGAGGACGATGCCGGCAACCCGGTATTCGAGACTGTCACGGGCGAGCGCTACACGGTCACGCCGCAAGCCTTGGCCGCAGACGAACAGGCGCGACAGGACGGGCTCCTGGGCATGATGGCCGCGCAGAAGGGCGAGCCCTTCACGCCGGGCTATACGGGCCGCGCAGAGGCGGCGCCAAGCCTCGGGGGCATCCTCGGCGCAATGGAAGGCGGCGCTATTACGCGCAAATCTGCGTATGACCAATACCACCGGGTGGCGGGCGAAGTGGAAGCCCGGAACGTTGAATACCGCCGCAAAATGACGGCCGAACAGCGGCGGAAAACGCCGCCGTGGGATACGCAAGACGTTTACGACCATTTGCAACTGCTGCGAGGGCTGGACTAATGCCCATCACCTCCTACGCGACGCTCCAATCCGAAGTCGCGCTATTCCTGAACCGCAGCGACCTGACGGCCATCATCCCGACGTTTATCCAAATGGCCGAGGCGGACTTCAACCGGCGGCTCCGGCACTGGCGGCAGGAGACCCGGGCGACGCTGACGCTCTCGGGCGAGTATGTCGCGCTACCGACCGATTGGCTTGAAACCATCCGGTTGGACCTGGATACGGCGACGGGTGCGCGGCGGATTGCGCCCGTGTCGCAGTCGTTCATCCAGTCGAAGCAGACTTACGCGGGCGAACCGCAATACTACGCGATGGCAACGGACGGCCTGCGCTTTTGGCCCGTGCCGTCGAGCGGAACGGCGGACCTGCTTTACTTCGCCAAAATCCCGGCGCTTTCGGACAGCGCGACCACCAATTGGTTGCTCACCGCCGCGCCGGACGTGTATCTCTACGGCTCGCTCATCCACTCGGCGCCGTATCTCGGCGAGGATGAGCGCGTCGGCGCGTGGGGCTCGCTCTACGAAGCCGCAATCGAACGGCTGCAATCCGACAGCGACAAGTCGCGCTGGTCGTCGGGGATGAGGTTGGCGTGATGCTCAGGGACGCGGAAAAAGACCTGACGTTCTGCCGCGATTGGCCGGAGCCGGTGGCGGGGCTAAACGGCTGGTATTCGCGCAACGCGGCCTCGGCCGTGGCGCTGTTCAGCCCGGACCGCGCAGTTTGCGAAATGCAGCGGCAGAAGATGGCGGCGGCGATCGGCAAGCGCGCCGCCAAGCTGGTCTGGTGCTGACGGACTAACCCCCGGAACAATCTGACATGATGGGTCGCAGCAATGGCTGACACGACGACGACAAGCTATGCGCTGGTGAAGCCCGAGGTGGGCGCGTCCGAAGACACTTGGGGCGCGAAGCTGAACACCAACGCCGACACGATTGACACCGAGCTCGGGCGGCGCCCGCCGGTATTCGCGAACCGAGCGGCTGCGATTGCCGCGACAATCCCGGCGGCGGTCAATACGATCGGCGTCGTCGTCTCCAATCGCACGCTCTGGTATGCCCGCAAGACCGGGGCGACGGCGATCACGACGAACGCCGGCGCGGTGGCGTGGGCGCCCGAATATGAGCGGCCGGAATACTATGCCGACGACGCGGCGTTCACCTCGCAGCAGACGACGGACAGCAAGGCGTTTCCTACGCCCGACATCATGGATTGGGACGGGGCTCCGGCTCAAATCCA